TATAGAATTCAAGAGTGTAAAGCAATATTTTTCATCCAATTTTAATCGCCCTGCAAACATGTTAAAGTGGTGCAATACAGCACCTAAACATGAGGCAAAGGAGTTTGTATTGGAAGAGCTTAAAAAAAGACTTGAGGAGAAGGAGCTTAAGCTAGCTCCATCTAGTATATATTTAAAAACTGCTAAACTTCCTACCCTTGATATCATCAAGGATCTATTTGGCAGTTATGGGTTGTTATGTAAGGAGCTAGGGGTGGAGCCAGCGTACAAGGAGAAATTGTGCGATGAATTTTTTGAGGATTATAATAATGCAGATATTTGCATCGATACGAGAGAAAACAAACCTTTAAAGTTTAGTAACTCCCAAAGCATGAAGTTAGATTTCGGGGATTATACACTAACACCTAACACTTATACCTTCACACATGTTGAGAGAAAATCCTTTAATGATTTTGCTACCACTGTAACTAATGGTCATGAAAGGTTCTTGAGGGAGCTTGAACGCTGTAAAAGTGTTGGATGTTATATGTTTATTGTAATCGAAACCAACTTCAGCAAACTTGGGAAGACTAATAATTTCGCATACAAAAGATTCAATCTTGATTATGTGTTTAATAAGATGAGGAAGATCGAGGCCCAATACGCTGACTGTTGCCAGTTTGTATTTAGCGGGTCTAGAAAAGATAGTCAGGAACTCATACCAAAAATTCTTTGTTTAGGCAAGAAGTTGTGGAGAGTGGACCTGCAGTACTTTTGGAATAAAATTTTAGAAAAAAATGAGTTGGACACAGGGGAACCAGAAGCTTTACAAGAAGTTTCAGAACATAAACCAAGAAATACTTTCAAAAGAAGGTTACATCGAAGAAGGCGAGGCTAAGTTACTTTTATATAAGTTTCTGAGGGAGAACCCGTCTTTCACATCTGAATTGTTTACAGGTGTTAAGTTGTTCCCGTTCCAGCATATGGCCATTAAGTCCATGATGGAAACTGATTACTTTTTAGGAATTTGGTCTCGTGGTATGAGTAAGTCTTTCTCGACAGCTGTGTTCGCTATACTGGATGCTATAATGAACCAAGGCGTCCAGATTGGCATTATCTCTAAATCGTTTCGTCAGTCAAAGATGATCTTCAAAAAGATAGAAGATATCGCAAAAAGCCCCAAGGCTGAATTTTTATCCCAGTGTATCACAAGGACATCAAAGATGAATGATGAATGGGTTATGGAAATAGGGACTAGCAGTATTAGAGCTTTGCCGCTAGGCGATGGTGAAAAGCTCCGTGGTTTCCGTTTTCAAAGAATGATTATTGATGAGCTTCTTCTGATGCCTGAGAAAATCTATAATGAGGTTATTATGCCTTTCCTATCTGTGGTGGAGAACCCCACAGAGAGGCAGGAGGTCTACGACCTCGAAACAAAGATGATAGAAGAAGGGGAGATGGTTGAAGATGAGAGAACTCGTTGGCCTAACAACAAAATTATTGGTTTGTCATCAGCATCTTATAAGTTTGAGTATTTGTACAAACTGTACCAGCAGTATGAAAGTTTGATTGTTAATGAGAACAAACAGGATGGCGCTCACCGGGTTATTATGCACTTTAGTTATGATTGTGCGCCTCCACAACTATATGATCAGAACCTAATCAATCAATCCAAGTCTACTATGAGCCAAGCTCAGTTTGATCGAGAGTTCGGTGCTTTATTCACAGATGATAGCTCAGGTTACTTCAAGGTTAGTAAAATGGCGAGTTGCACTCTGCCAGACGGAGAAGGTCAGTGTGTGGAGGTGTTAGGTGACCCTAAGTCCAAATACATACTGGCATTCGACCCTTCTTGGTCCGAGAGTGAAAGCTCAGACGACTTTGCGATGCTTTTGGTAAAGGTCCACCCAGAGACCCGGAAAGGGACTGTGGTGCATAGCTACGCAGTTTCTGGCACTAGTTTGCAAAGCCATATAAAATACATGGCTTACCTACTAATGAATTTTAACATAGAAATGGTGGTGGGCGACTACAACGGAGGTCTACAGTTTCTTAATGCATGTAATGAGAGTGGCACATTCAAGAAGTTGAATCTAAAGATGGGTCAAGTTGACGCTGAGCTAGATAACCAAAAGGAATATGTTAAGAACTTACGCAAACTTAAAAACAACATAAATAAGAAAGAGAGGAAGTTTGTATTCCTTAGGAAACCAAGCTCTGTCTGGATCAGATTCGCTAACGAAAACCTACAGGCTGCATTCGACCATAAGCGCTTGTATTTTGCTGGAGCTGCTATGGATGACAACTACAACATGCAGAGGAAGGCTAATATACCCATAGAAAAATTAAAGTTTTTAAGAAACCAAGATATGGAGGAAAAGAACAAAGGGGCTAGGATGATTGACTTTGTGGAGCATCAGAGAGATATGATGGACCTCATAAAAGTTCAATGTGCCTTAGTGCAAGTTACAACCTCTCCGCAAGGGACTCAAAGTTTTGACCTGCCTCCTAATCTACGAAAACAAAAAGGGGCTGACAAAGCAAGGAAAGACTCCTATTCCGCAGTCGTTTTAGGTAATTGGGGTATGAATGTTTACTTCGATATGCTTGAAGATAAAGGCGATGATATCCAGACGACTTTTACCCCAATGTTTATTTCTTAACTTTTAAAAGTTAGAAAGTTACTTTGTGTGTAATATAATATTGTAATGGCGAGGAAATATACAAAAAAATCAGACTACTGGCAGAAGTTTAACAAAGAGCAGAGTCTCTCGGATTTGGTGCAACCAAGTCAGACAGAGGAATCCTACTCACCGGACCTAGTGGGAGAGGCGTTTTATACATCTGATGCTTCCTATGGTCACGTTTCAAAAGCTAGAACGAATAGTACACCGACGACTAGGGCTACCAGAGTAAATGCCGCTGCTGTCAGAACTACGATAGATAGGTTCTCCAGTATTCGGAAAGGTTTACTCCCGTATGAGTATGCAAGTGACGGAGTGCATGTGCGTGAGGGTATAGAGCTTTGCCAAAAGGCATACGCTAATGTGTCAGTATTCAGGAATGCTATAGACATCATGTCTGAGTTCGCCAATACCGATGTCTACCTTGAAGGTGGTACAAAGAAGAGCCGGGAGTTCTTCACAGAGTTTTTTAAAAGAGTTAACTTAATAAACCTTAAGGACCAATACTTTCGTGAATATTACCGTAGTGGTAACATATTCATATATCGTTTTGACGGCGAGTTTAAAGCTGATGATTATGCTAGACTTATGAACCAAGTAGGTGCTATAAACCCTAGCGCCAACAAGATACCCGTTAAGTATGCTGTACTAAACCCATTCGACATAGTTGCCAAAAGAGCTTCTACTTTTAATATCGGGGCCTACGAGAAAGTCCTATCTGAGTATGAGCTTTCTAGACTTCAGAATCCTCAGACAGAAGAAGACCAGCAAATTTACGATTCATTAGATGAAGATCTGAAAAAGGTCGTCGATGATGGGGGCTACTACACAGATGGTGTTAAGATCAAGCTAGATCCGCAACGTCTGAGTTTTTCGTTTTATAAAAAACAGGATTACGAGCCATTCGCTATTCCATTCGGTTACCCAGTCCTAGAAGACATCAACGCTAAGCTTGAGCTTAAGAAAATGGACCAAGCTATCACTCGCACTGTTGAGAATGTAATCCTTCTCATAACTATGGGGGCTGAACCAGAAAAGGGTGGTATAAATGGCAACAACATCAACGCTATCCAAAATTTGTTTAAAAACGAATCAGTAGGTCGTGTCTTAGTATCTGATTATACAACTAAGGCTGACTTTGTTATCCCAGACCTTAATAAAGTTCTTGGACCTGCTAAGTATGAAATACTTAATCAAGACATCAAGCAGGGTTTACAGAATATTGTTCTAGGCGAAGAGAAGTATAATTCAACACAAGTAAAAGCTCAGATCTTTATAGACAGGCTTCAAGAAGCACGGCAATCGTTTATGAATGACTTCTTGCAAAAAGAAGTTAAGAGAATCGCCAAGAGCCTTGGGTTTAAATCTTACCCAACCGTTTGCATGAAGGATGTTGACATGCGTGATGAGGTGCAGCTTATGCGTGTTGCTACCAGACTTATGGAAGTTGGGGTACTTACTCCTCAACAAGGTATGGACATGTTCCACACAGGTAGGTTCCCCAACTCTGAGGATATCGCACCTGCACAGAAAGACTTTGTAGAGAAAAGAAAAGAAGGTTATTACAATCCTATCGTGGGAGGTGTGCCTATGATTGAAGACGAGGTTTCTGTGGACCCTAAAACCAATACCACCCCCAAGGCTGCTGGTAGGCCCAATGATACCACGACAACAGAAGCTAACTATTCTCGTTCAAACATCCAAACTACTATATATGAAGTAGAGGCGCTTATTTCACAAGCCAATGAGCAAATGAAAGAAAAGCTTGATTCAGAGGAGCTTGACAAGCAACAGAGCGATATGGTCACGAAACTTTGTGAGTCTATTGTGTGCGCTTCTGACAAGAAAAACTGGGGACAAACTTTATCGGCTTGCATAAAAGACTTTAATGCCATCGAAGATTTAAATACATTAGATAGCATTTTAAGTGTAAGCACTAAACATAACTTGGATGTTTATGCGTCCGCAATTTTATATCATAGCAATGAAAATTAATCCTGAAGATATTGAAGTACCTCTCGAAAGTGAGATGACCGTCAAAGACGGTGAAGTTGAGTTGTCAATTGCCAAGAAATATGGTGATGCTGAAGCTGGAATTTATAAATCATATATGAGTGTCTGTGCTGCAGATGACAAGTGCATGGTTGATACCAAAGGCATGGACAAAGATGAAACTATGAAGTGTTGCTCCGCTCAGTATGGGAAGATGAGAGCTATGATGATGGATGATAGCAGGGGGGAGCTAAACGAAGACCAAAAGAAACTTCCACCTGCACTGCAAAAAGCGATCATCGAGAAGATGAAAAAGGCAGGTAAATACAAGGACTCTGACAAAAAAGAAGAAAAAGAAGACTAACAACTGATGCCTTACAAATATACTACATTCTTTGAATCAGAAATTTGCGCTCGTCAAATAAACGAGACTTTTGTTTCAAAGGCTTCTTTGGAAGAGCTTGCATCACTCGTCCCCAATGATATAGATTTTGAGAAGAATATTGATCTGTTGGGCGTATCATTTAACGCCGCAGTTGTAAATATGTTCAACAAGAACGGTGACGGCCTAAGCACCGAAACAGCTTTAGCCTACACAGATCAATTCATTCACAAACCAACGAATATCGAACATAACAAAGAGAAGGTAGTTGGTCATATAGTAACAGCGGGATTCAGTGATTACGGCTCTAATCGTATATTATCAAAAGAAGAAGCTGGAAATATTGAAAAACCTTTTAATATAGCTTTGGGGGCTGTTGTTTATAAATCAGTTAATAAACAATTTGCTGAGCTAATTGATAGATCCACTGATCCAGATGATGAATCTTACTACGGCAAGATATCGACAAGCTGGGAAGTCGGATTCACTAATTATGTTTTAGCGGTTGGTAGTAGTAAACTAGAAGAGGCTACTATCATTCGTGATCCTGATAAGATCAAAGAAATGGAACCTTATTTAAGAGCCTATGGTGGTTCTGGCCAAACAGAAGAGGGGCAACCTATCTACCGTTTGATAACCGGAAACATCTATCCTCTTGGAGTTGGTTTCACTGCCAAACCAGCGGCAGATGTCTCTGGTGTATACTCTCCTAAACATTCTAAGAAATCTGTAATCGCTAACGATAGTACAGATATTATTTCACAAAATAAAGAAAAAAACGTAAACAAAGAAAAGATTATTGCTATGGATACAGAAAATGTCATCTCAGAACTTAAGGAGCTTCTCGTCGAAAAGAAATTTTCGGAAGAGGCTGTTGCTTCCATGACTAGCAATTTCGCTGATGCGATTCGTGAAAGCGATGAAAAATACCGTCAGGATATTGAAATTGCCAAGTCTGAAAAAGAAGCTGTTCAGAAGGAACAGGAAGACCTAAAATCTTCTGTTGCTGAACTTCAAGAAAAACTAGAGGAAGCTAATGAGCGCTTGTCCACTTTTGAAACCGAGAAGAAGGCTGAAGAAGCTGTCGCTCGTTTCAACTCTCGTATGGATGAGCTTGACTCCAAGTTCTCTCTTGCCGACGAGGATCGTGAGTTCCTTGCTCAGGAAATTAAGTCACTTGACGAGGCAGAAGAAGCTTTCGCTTCTTTCTCTGAAAAACTAGAAGTACTTTGGAAGCACAAGAGCAATGCTCATAAGGAAGCTTTCGAAGCAGAAATTCAAGCTCGTATTGACGAGGAAGTTGCTAAGCGTGTCTCTAAGGCGTCAACAGAAGATGTTGATGTTGAAGATGCTCTTGATAATGCAGAACAAACTGACGCTGACGTTTCTAACGTCAACGAAGCAGTCGCTTCTTCTAACGAGTCATTCGTAGATAAATTTAAAGGCGCATTCTCTCGTGAGAATGTAACAATCTCAAGATAAAAAAAACAACTATTATAATATTATGTCACTTCGTATTCTACCATTTAGACAATACAGTGAAGAGGATGTTGTAAACCTTTACCGCATGGCTGATGGTGGCGAACTCGCTGCCACCACTGATAGCGGTACTGGAGACGCTGGTGTTTTTGTTAAAGTTTCCGCTGGAGACTTTAGCGCTGACCCAGTCGCTTACGCATCTGATTCTTACCTTGGAAAAACTGATTACCCATTCGTGGGACGGGCGCAATACCCGAAAGTCGGTCTCCAAATGGAAGCTGCAACCACTGGTTCTGCAGTTTTAGGTATCGCCCTTCTTCAAACCGCTAAGGCTGACGAGAATGGTGAAAAACTTCTTTACAACCCACAGAAGGCTGCTGAACTTCAAGCTGTTCTTCCCGGTCAAGCTGTTCCAGTTGCTACCAAGGGTGTGTTTACTGTCGCTGCTTCTGCGGTTGACGGGACTCTCACTCCCGGAACTAAGTTCCAGATTTCTGCTAACGCAGGAAAGATCACTGGTGCTGATGTAGATGGCGCACTCGCTATCGGAACTGTTCTTGGAACTGGATCACGTACCTCCCAGAATGGAGAGACTGACCAGCTTGCAGGTAACTACTACGTAATCAAACTTGGCTAATAACCCCAGAAAGGAACTAATCAAATGAAAATTACTTTAAAACGTACCCCAGAACAAATCGAGTTGGTTAAAGCTATGGCTTC